GAAGATAATAGTCTCATCAGCATCCTGCTTAAGACAGGCATCCCTATCAAACACCCGTAGCCAGAGTCCCGAGAATAATCTCGGCACCCTGACTCTCTTGGAAACCCTTCTAGTGAAGGGACCAGAGAGACGAAGACGGCCAGTCTCTAGAGCTGCAGTAAGCAGCCCATCGAGAGCTGGGAGGTCCAGTGTGAAAACACTAATACCTCGAGTTTGACAGTAAAGGGCAAGTCTCTCAAAGTCGAGATCCAAACCCTCTATTGCCGGGTACGCTACACGGACATCCGTAAGGATGCCGCGTACAACATGGACTAGAGCATTCACTTGGCTTTGCATCATTAGGTTTTATCCAAAATGATCCAAGCCGCAGAGTGCTTAAGCCGACTGGAAGTCCCTTAAGACTCCCAGTTCAGCAACTTGGTGATGTTCGCCTCCGTAAAGAAGTCGAACAGTCCCATCGCCGTGTCGACGGCAGTGGAGAGATCATCTCCCTGCTGATTTTCGATCACGAAGTAGACCTTCCTGACAAGGTTGGTCGTTGATGGCGCCACCGCATAGCTCGTCGAGATAAGCTCGCAGTTGTGACGATCGATTGTCACACCGCGCTTCTTATCCACGTACTTGCTATGACGAATGGCGAGCGAGATCTCGGCCGTGCTGGCCCGAAGCAGGTATTCCGAAGAATACTTGTCCTGGTTGATACGAACGAGGTTAAACGCCACCGAGTTGATGGTGACTACCGCAGGATCTGCGAACATGGCACTAGTCCTTTCTTACTTCGTGTTGCAGTTTGAGGCATCTTTACCTCGTCACTGCTAACGAAGCAAGAATACCCATCTGATTCCCGTTAAGGAACGGGAAATGGGCAACAGGAGCGACGAAAGACGTCGCACGAGTCTTGTCCTCCCTGACTACCTTCAAGGGGGTTAAACCCCAATCAGGAGATGTTGGTGGAGTACAAGAGTACGTCGTCTTAGTGTGTCTCATGACAGAAACGTCACTGAGAGTAGCTGGCACAATGTTCCGCTGTGACTTAAACCAGTCACCAGTGGTTGTGCACCAGTCCACTAGCCACGACCACGGCATGGTCTCCCAAAGGGTTGAATTATCCAATGTGAGACCGAGAACCGCACGTCGGGCGAGTGCACGCATTTCCGATGGAGCTGACATGGCTTCGAATCCAGATCCAGGTAACCACCTGGAGTGGACTCTAACCGTCATCAGTGTGGTCACATCCCAAGTGCCGCGAATAGCGACACCATCGGTCTGTAACCACTGCTCCCTGGACTCCGTATTGGAGCCAGCAAAGACCGGAACCGTACCGAAGACCGCGTTGGCGAACAAAGCGTGACAATTCATTAACCCGTGAATCCACGAGGTCACTGAACTGTGTCAACTTTGCAAGGTCACTAGCTATGGGTTGAATCCCAAACTGGTAACTGAGATTAGCAGAGGCAACACGACCAACAATATTTGTGCTGGCCGTGCGAAGCGTTCTAGCGATATCTCCCAACTCCAATATATTCACCGGGATGTCCACAGATGGACGACTCGGATTGGTGCGGGCTGCGCCAATTGTGGCCCAACCAACATTGGATTGGTCATCGGGAATGTCAAGATGCCCAGAGTCAGGGTCATGCCCATCCACAATATAATTGTGGAAGGACGAACTGAAGAAACCTGTATCAGGCTTATTCAGCACGCCACCATCTAGAGTTCTGTGATGAACCCTAAATGGCGCATTATCTCCGGAGTCAACAATATCTCCGCAGAAATTCTGACTTTGAAGCAGTTCCCCGCCATCGACCCAATTTATCCCAAACCTCCTATACACACCTTGTGTACGGAAGGAAAGGGAATTGCGTTCTCTGGCGGGCATGACATTTACTCCTGAAGGAGGGTTTGCCTCGACAACGGCGGATACCATCCGTCGAAGAGAGACATGCAGGGTCCATTAGTGGAC